ATTTACTGCGCCGTCCACGATCCCAATGCGGGGATTATTGGTCATCGCCACGTTATCCAAGATGCCACGCAGAATAGACGTCGCTGCGTCCTGATCGTTTTCCACCAGCTCAGAAAGGCTGTGTCCGTACCAGCTGTGTGGCTCTGGGTCGATCTCAAATTTCGCAAACGGGATCTCGTCGCACGGCATGAAGTCTAGCAGCTCGTATGAAGTGCCGCCGCACAGAAACTTGTACAGCACCGGCACTCCTGTTCCGTCCACGTCCATACGCATGTAGGCTTCTGTGATGCCAACCAGCTTCATGGCTGGATCTAGCTCGTCTTCGTCAGACAAGTCTTCCTCGTATCCTTGGCGCTCAAGCACCTCTGCGCCGGTCATGTCGTTTGTGCCGTCGAAAGGCGTCAGGTTAGATATGACGTCAAAGTCAAAGCCCATCTCGACCAGATCGCCAACGCGCATGTCTGTGCGGTGGGCAACCACATATGCGTCATCAAATGAGCGGCAGTCGCGGTTTACGAAAAACTCTTCCGGCGGCACGCTTTCCATGCGCAGCTCGCCCTTCATTTCTGTGCGGCTAATCTTGACCGAATGAATAGGAAGCTCGATCTGCATGCCCATCTGATCCATCTCGATGGACATTTCCATCGTATGCTCAAGCACCTCAACGTCATCAGCGTCCAGCAGAAACGTGTATTCGTCATCAGACAAGTCGGTGTAGGTGTATATCTCGGCCACGGGGTAGTCGTGCCAATATGCCTTCACGATGCCCTGCTTCTTGACCATAGCGTCTTGGAAAGCGTCGTTTAGGACGCGGTATCCGTTTAGGCGCGTAAACTCATGCTGGATGAAGCTGGTGGCCTGCTCGGCCAACGCAACGTCTTCTGGGCCTTTCGGGATAAACTCTACCGGCCTTGCGGTGGACATGAAGATCCGCATCAGGCTTGGCTTTACGGAGCGTATCGTGTCACGCACCTTCGTTGACACAACCTTGCTGCGCCCGTCCTCGTGGCCAATATCAACCTCGCCGTCGTAGTAGCGCTGCGCCTTGATGCGGTCTTCGCTGATTTCGCTTTCAACGAAGTCAACGGCATCGCTGATCGCATTCTGCACGATGCTTTCGATTTCACGGCGATCTTTTGGCTGTGGTTGCATTTTATTCTCCGCGTGTTGCGCCGTAAGTTGTCAGGCCGAAAGTAACAAGCGCGTCTGTTATCTGCTGCGCGCGTGTTGGGTCTTGAAGCCGCTTAGCTTCTTGTAACAGAACAGGCACCAGTCTGTCACGATCCGCGCCCTGCATTGACAGCAATTCACCGATCTGACGGTTTAAGTTTGACCGCTTGGCCCCGTAAAGAACCTCGTCGATCATGCGGTTCACAGGATCAGCGAACATTCCCTGATAAGCGCGCGCGATGGGTGACGGCTTTCGCATGCTGTCTGGTTCTCTGATGTCGGCCAAACTTTCTGCGGCCTCCTCGCGGAACGCAGTCTGCGATCCGGCCAAAACATCGCCACGCGTGCCGGAAAACTCTTTTTCGGCAAAGAGCCTCTGCGTGACTGCATCCGCGTCCGGCTTGCCAAGCAGAAGCTGCAACTTTTCGCGGTTCCAAGACTTGTCAAATTGCTGCCACGCGGATGCCGCGTCGCTTCTTGATGTACCCATAAGGGCGGCAATGTATTCTCTCGCGCCTTTCACATATGCGTCACGCTCAAGTGGCTTCATCTTATCGAGCATTGCCTTCAAGTCTTCTGGCGACAACGCAGATGTCGGGCCGCCAGCGAACACAGAACGCCCATTATCCACCGCACGCTCGATCTGTGAACTTTCGGCGTATCCGGCGCGCGCCGTGGCGTAATTTGGTATTTCATCAAGGCGCTTGTCCATCTCGTCCAGTATGGGCATCAACTGCCTGACTTTATTATTCTGCCCAGCTATTCTAGCAGACGTAATTGCGTCTCCCAAGGCGCTGCGAGCGTTGTGGAGTTTAGACGCCGAAACTGGCCCCTCCTTGCCCAGATCACGCAATACAGCGTTTAGACCGCTTCTGACGTTAGCCGCCGCATCGTCTGCCATCATAACCAAGCCAGAGCGCAACGCGCTGATATCAAACTCTGCGCCGCTCTGCATAGCCGCGTCATACATTGGCCCAAGCTCAGACGACTTGCGCATGGCCTGCGCTGCACGCTCTTCAGACGCTGCAATGGCGGGGCCGATACGCTCAGACATAACTTGCTCTACGCGCTCTCCTGCGCCGCCTGCGCGCTGCTCAAGCTGCCTGCGCAATACGTCTGCGCCCTCGCCCTGCATTGTGGCCAATCCCTGCGCCATGCTGCGCGGCGATCCTGCAATGTCTGCGACTGTTCCCTCTGGGCCAAGTGAGCGCAAATACGCTTGAATATCTTGGCCCGCTACTTGTGGCCTCTGCATTGCTCGGCCAACTCTGCGCAGCGCAGCGCCGCTAAAGCCTTCTTTGCCGCCGCGTGCTATGTCTTGGATGCCTCTGGTGGTAGCGCCAGCTATACGCCCCGCGACTGGCGCAACACCGCCAAGCGTTGCACCCGTTGCTGCGGTAAACGGCGAAACTTCTTTCATGCGTGGCCCGAATCCACCCTCGCCGCCAGCAAACTCTGGAAGAGTTGCCGCTGTTGCGCCGGTGGCCGCACCAGAAATAACTTGTCCTGCCGTGCCTAAGTTTTTAGCCATCCGCAAGCCCGTGGCAACCGGCAGTGCTGCGCCCGCAACGCCGCCTGAGACTTCACCTTTAGCAAACTGCTCTGGAGCCAGCAGCTGCGCCGCCTCGTCTCGCTGGCGAACAAGGTCACGATATTTCGCGTATGCCTTCTTTGCGCCTTCTATGTCGCCGCCTCTGAATAGATCATTTGCCGCTTGGTATGCACCGGCGATCTCGTCAGCCAAGTTTAAGCTAACACCCTTCTGGAAGCCGCGATATGTGGCGATGGTTTCAATTTCAGCCCGCCTTGCTGGCTTGCGCTTTTTGCGTGCAGCGTCCAGCGCCTTCTGGCCGTCTTCGCTTATCGTTCCGGCGGCCTCAAGCTTTTCCAATGCGGCGATTGCCGCTTGAACATTGGAGGCTTCGGCGTATGTCATTTCAGCCATGTTAACCTCCGCTCGGTTGGTTTAGCAGATCAAGCGCTTCGCTTTCTGTCATGTCCGGCGCGGGTATATTGGCGTCACTGCCGCCTAAAAAGCTTCTGACGCTTTCAAACGGATCTGGCAATGCTGCAATATCATCTTCCGCTTGCTGAATGCTATAATTTGGATCAGTCAGCGCTCTAGACGCTATTCTGCCAACTTTGGCATTGTGTTCAGTTATCGCCACCATGCTTTTCACGATAAGCTTGTTGCCGTTTGGCTGATTCTGGATGGCCGGCAGTGATGCCTTATATAGCGCCAAGTCTGCATCCGAAATAACGCCAGAACCGGCTGGCCTCTGCGCCGGAACAAGTTGGCTAATTATGGCTTCAGCGGCTGCCGCTGGGGCGCTTCTAAAGTCTACGCCAAAATACTGGTTTGCGCGTGACAAGAAGCCCGCGCTTAATCCGGTGCCACTTTCATCCAACAACTCGTCAAGAAGCTTAATGCGTCCAAGATTAGACGTCGCATCTCGTCCAGCTTGTGCCATCTCGGCAAAGTTTCTGGCCAACTCAGCTTGGCCCACTTTCACAAACTCACCTTCACCGCCGCCAATCTGAACCATTGGCCCGCCTCCGATCTTATTGGCAGTGCCGTCTGGCTTCAAATTGTATAAGCCTTCAGCGATTTCCGCATTCGGGTACATCTTGCGCAACTGCTCAGCGCTTACGATCTGACCCTTGCCTTTCGGTGTCTCCATCGACTTGCTGACCAGCGCATTCATAATATCCTTTGCGCCGATTGACCCGCCTTCTACGGCGTCAGCATAATCATCGTATCCCATCCTGCGCAGATACTCGACCGTCTTGTTCTTCGTTGCAGCCGCCTGCCGCTGCGCGCCGCGCGCCCTGATCGCCTCGCCGGCGCGCATCTCCGGCATGATGAGCGGATCGAGCGCCGCAGCGAATTGCTCCGCACGCGTCATGCCGGTTGTCGGGCTTTGCTTGCCAAGGTAATCCATAATGCCGCCTAAGCCGCCTCTGCGCTGCTGCGGCGCTGCCGCTGCCTGCGGGCGATCCTGCCGAAGCGCTGACAGTGGCGCGCGTGGCGCTGTTCGTGGTGCCATGCCGGTGGCCAGCATCTGCTGGCGCAGCTCTTCTTCGCGCGCCCTATCGAATGGAGTTGCCATCGTGGTTTGCCCTTCTCCTAAAATCGTCTTCACATAGTTCTGCGTTTCCGCAATATTCGGCACCCTGCCAAGCTTAGCCACACGCGTCGGCCCAGCGTTATACGCGGCCAGCGCAAGCTCTGGGCTGCCAAAGCGTTTAAGCTGCTGGCTAAAATACTTTGCAGCGCCTTCCAAGTTTTGCAGCGGATCTGTTGGGTCTACACCAAGCTCTTGCGCCGTGGCAGGCATAAGCTGGCCAAGGCCGATCGCGCCCTTCGGGCTTACGACATTCGGCCTAAAGCTGCTCTCCTGCTGTATGAGGCGCACAAACATGTCGGGGTCGATCCCGTATTTGCGCGCCGCATCTATGGCTGCTTGGCGGTAATCCATTTAACCAAACGCCCCCATGCCGGTCAGCGCTTGAAGGTAGCTGAACAGACCAGCCTGATTTGACGTGGTAGTCGATTTAGGCGTTGGCGTTGCCCCAAGCGCCGCCAATGGCGCTGAAAGCGCTGCCTGCGGTGCGCCGGTATAGCCTGCATATTGGCCACGCGCCGCGTCGATCAGAGACTGCTGCAACACCTGCTGCATGAGTCCTTGCTGCATCTGCTGCTGCTGAATCGCTTGGCCGGTGCCAAATGCCTGCTGGCCCAATGCGCCAAGCTGCGATGCTGCGCCAAGGCGCGCCTGCCTGTCAGCCATCGCCTGCTGCATCGCTGTGCCATATCCAGTCTGACGCTGCTGGGCGGCAATATCGCCCGCCATACGGCCATACTCGCCAGCCATAACACCTTCAGCAACACCTTGTCGTGACCCGCCAAACGCGTTTGCGGAAGTAGCCCGCGCGCCAAGCTGGTTCATCGCCATCTCCTGCTGTCGAGCAATGTCCTGCTGCGTGCGGTCAATTACGCTCTGCGTGTACGGGTTCATATACGCGCCAACTTGCAGCGGGCCTTTCATTGCCTCCTGCGTACTGCCAAGCGCGCCTTGCAATGCGCCAGCAGATGCTTGGTTTACGTCAAACCCAGCAGTCGGCGCTAGCGGGGCCATGCCAGATGTAGGCGCTGCGATTGATGTTGGAGCGACTACCTGACCGCCACCTTTTGAACCTTGTCCAGCCATTTCTGTCTCCTTTATCCGTTCTGCCTATCCCAATCCTGCTGCAATGAGCGGATATAGTCAGTTGCATCTTTTTTA